GCACATGTCATCCACTTGATTAACCACACTCACCCCCGCTGCATCAAAATACTTAGCGGGATTAGTGCCCGCCCAACCACAGCCCGACCCGTTCTCACTGGATTTATATTGCCACGGGCAAGAATTAGCAATCGCGGTTCTACCTGGCAAACGTTTATCCACAAAATCCATTGCTGAAGCCAGTTCAAACTCAACCACTAACGGGCTTTCACTGACTTTTTGCTCAATAAAGAAAGACTCTTCGGCATACGCCCCGCTATCGGGCGTTTCGGTATTCAGGTATTGCTCAAAAGTGCGGCGACGTTTAACAATCGCACCCACTAAATCATCATAGGTTTGTAAATCAGCGGAAATAACCCCGCCAAAGTTTGAAATACTCACTTTTGGCCGCGCTTCCGCCCCTGACCCCCGCTTTTCTAAGCCTTCAATCGCAATCGGCCACGGGGTATAATCTTGGCCCTGAAAATGCAGCGTGCCATAGTTGGCATCTGTGCCAGGGTAAAAATAATGCACGATCCCCACGCCGATATTATTAAGATCAATAATATATAAATCAATTAACGCACCGGGTGAAAGTTTATGAATATCCGCGTCTAAACTCATGGTTCAAATACCTCAAAAATACTGGCTGAAAAACTATTACTATCATCACCCACCGGCACAGCATCCCATTGGCCACAAACATACTTTTTCGGAACACTGGCATATTTAGACTGCCACGTAAAATTATCTACACCGCCCAATCCTGCAAAGAAGGCGAGTAAAACACCCACCTCGTCATCGGTTAAATCTTGATAGGATAAATCCCATGATTCCACTAACGCATTGAGTCCGTTTGCAGCGCGCTGCGTATAGCCATCACCAAACCCCGCCGCCAATACTTTAGGCGTAAATTTAACGGGGGATGAATAATCTGGCTGTATCGGTAAATTAGCCATTACACTTCCCTCAATTCTAAGGCAGGCAAATTATGAATGCTTTGCCCTTGGTTTTTATAGGCTAAAAACTTGGTGGTAAAATTCCGAGTGGTGAATTTAGCGCGCACATCAAACTCAAAATCAGCGCTGATAATAACGCCATTAGCCGGTGCAACCGAAAAGGTAACGAGGCCGGTTAGCACATCAACCGTCCAGCCCGACGACTGCACCACATCATCAAAATAAAGTGCGACGCTATTCGCCACAGGCTTAGTAATAATGCGCTCGGTGATGTCGGTATCAATATAGCGCTTAATGAGCTGAAACTGATTAATAGCCCCATCACCCACGCCCAAATACCCTTGCTGATCAATGCCATTATGCAGCGCATGGAAGTCAGCCCAATCTTTATAACGAAAGCGCTGTAACGTGCCTTTTCTAGCACTGTAAAAAGCGGCTAATTTGCTTATTTTTTCATGGCTAATATTACGCGTGCCAATCGTCCAAGCCCGTGTAAAGCTAAATTCGCTAGTATTTTGTACAACATCGGCCAGTAAATCAGGCATACGATTACCCCGCACATTAATAGAACTGATTGCACCTAAGTCATAACCTAGATCAAGGCGGCTTTCTGAATTTATATTCAAGACAATAACCCTCCAGGGCGTTTCTCTTTGACTAATGCTTGAGTGATGGCTGTTTTAACTAGCTCACTTATCCCCTGCATTTTTTTCTGATCGTTATCGCCGCCTTCAATGGTGACAGGCACGGTGATATTAAAGCTGGTTGTTTTGCCTGATCCGCCACCCTGACGGCTATTTCTAGGATCAGAGCGCGAGATAACATCCTCACCCGTCTGCAAAATGGCCGGAAATTCATCCGCTTTTAAGCCATCATGAAAGCGCGATGCATTATTAAACACCATGGGGTTAACATCTATCGGCTTACCCGTTCGACCGGTTAAATTATCCCCGCCGGTATGAAACGAAAATCCACTAAACAAACTACCCAAACCACTCACCGCCGCATTAGTGATTGCTTGTGACGCACTCTTTGCGGTAATTTGCGCAATGGAATCTAATATGGATAATGAAAACGCCTTAAACGCATCCCCTGCGCTATTAATATCTTTACCAATACCAGAAAAAACATCACTAAAAGCCCCGCCTAACGCATCACGCGCATGGACTTCTAACAAAGAGCTTTCGCCCCTGAGTTGTTCAATTTTAGATTGTAAGGATTTAACCCCTTTACCCAAGTTAGGATCATTAGAAATAGCCGCGACGGCCACCATCTTTTCCAGCACTTCATCTAAGGCATCCGCTGTGTCTTTATGAATATCCAACACTTTCTGTCTTGATTCATAATCCGTCAATACGCCGGTATTTACGGAAACATCAATACTGGCTTCACGCTGGCCCATTTTATTGAGTTCTGCAGAAACCTGTTTTTCCATTTTTGATAAGGCTATTTTTGTCGCTTCATTATCAATCAGATTATTAACAATAGCTTGCCCTGCAACACGGCTATCACCTTTTAAATTGGCTAACATCGTCGCATAGCGGGCGGCAATTTCTTTTTGCGAGGCTTCCGCATGATTACCCGTCGATTTCAACAAAGAAATTTGTGCGGCATTCAGTGTTTTTAGTGCATCTTGCTCACGCTTTGCGGCTGATTCTGATAGTTTAGTCCGATCATCAGCGGCTTTTCTTCGCGCACTGGCAAGATCAAGCTCACCCTGTTTAAGAATCGTTACCCGCTCATTTTCTTTGCGCTGGATATTTTCATCCGCCCTAAACTTAACAATCGGAGTCGCTTCTTCATTATCTAGCTGCCTACGGCGCTCCTTTAAGCTGTTTACTTCACGCTGATTTTGCGCCAGCTTTAAAGCCGTTACCCGCTGCCCGTGCTGCTCTATGCTGATTAGCTCATTCGCTAGGCTTTCATCAAGCTGTTGCGTTTGTATTTTTGTAGCTGCGACACCTGATTGCTCAAGCGTGCGCGTGCGAATGACAGTTTCTTTAATGCCATTGGCAATTCGCAGTTTGTTCTTATCTTCTAGCTCTTTTTGTAAATTAGCCGCACTCCCTTCGGCTAATTTTTTATCATCCGCTTGTCTTTTTGCATCAAAGACATCCAGTTGCTTATCAATTTCTTTAATCTGGCGAACAACGCCATTTTCGCCTTGCTGCCTACCTTGAACCGCTAATTGGTTAACTAAAGCAAGCCGCTCTGCTAACAGCTCATTTCTGATCGCCTCATCCGACGGGTCGATCATATTTTTAGCGGCTATCGCTAAATCAGAAGCCCACTTAGTCGCACTTAAGGTAAAGCCCTCAAGCGTCGAGTTACTACCGATTGACTCCATTAGCTCGTTAACACTTTGCCCCAGCGTATCGAAGCTGCCTTTTAATTGGCCCACCCCATCCGCCGCATCAGGCAATTGAGTGTCTAAAACTTGCAGCACTTCGGCCATTGCTTTGGTTTTTTCGCCGGTATCAACCAGTGAAATAATCAAGGCACGCTGCTCTGTCGTAAAACCCACCCCAGAACGCCTTAATGCCGTCAAACCCACACGCGGATCTTCTAAAGCTTTACCTAACTGAATAGCCGCCGCTTTGGTCGAGCCACCCATAATTTGCGCAAGGTTATTACTCGCTTTAACCGCCCCTTCAAACGCATCCCCCGTAATGGAGGTAAAGGTTAACATTACCCCCATCGCTTCGCGTATATCGCTGGTATCTGCTAAAGAATCCCACGCAATATTACGGGCCATTTCATCTAACTGACCCGAGGTAAACCCCACCGCATGACCGGTTAAAGTCAGCTGTGATTCCAGTCGTGCCATCTGGTGCTCTGTTTCCGCATAAACACCGATAGATTTTTGCGCAACAAAAGCCGCACCTGCAATCCCAAGACCAATACCCGCTAAGGCGATATTACTACGCCCCGCGACAGCACTTAAGGCACTTAATCGACCCGCAACCCCGCCTAATGGCCCTTCAACTAATGCCGCTGAAGCCGCTGCTTCTCTTAAAGAAAGCTGGAGTTTATTAACATCCTTCCCGGTTTTTTTAAACTGCTTACCTGATTTACCGGATTTTTTATCCAGCGCACCCAACGAAGCCGCAAACTTATCCGCCGAGTTACCCCCTGCTTTAAAGCTTTGAACCGCCCCCGAACTATCGGCAGTGACTTGTATTCCGTAGGTGAAGGTTTCGTTATTTCCAGCCATGACTTTCCTTTAGGCATAAAAAAACCCGCACAATGGCGGGTTTATTGATTATTGGGGCGCTGGCTTCAGCCTGCTTCTTATAGGTTTTTTAGGGTTGTAGCTTGGGTTAGCTTTTCTAAACGAAGGGCGGAAAACGTAACCCAACGCGATGATTACTGGCGCAAATGTGTTGGGCTGCGTGCCTTAGCCTAACCTACGGCATTTTATCTGCCGACCCAATAAGCTTAATACTCACTACATCCGATATGGTTAACGTACTGTTAAGCAGAGCATTAATAACATCACTACCCTGCACGATATGCTCTTTCGATTGGCCGCCACAAAACACCAATGCTACATAAATATTCATGTTTTTTTACCTGCATTTTTTAGCGCAACTAACTCCTCGTACTGTTTTTGCGACGCGACTATCAATTGCGCCGCTTCCAATATCGCCGCACTCACAATGCAATCGACAATTCTATTTGTCGCATTAGATGAATCCCCTTCTTGAATATTAAACATACTATCCAACAAACTAACGGCCTCAGCCTTCAACTTATCTACTTCTTCTGACAAATTATCACTCATCTATTTTTACCCCTAAAACAATCATCAAATTCACTCACCCATCACCCGCCTAACTTCTGTTTCCATTAACTGAATCTCTGCAAACACGGCAAGGCGCTCATGCCTATGCCGATATTGCGCATTAATGCAGGCATGAACGGCGGCATAGTCTAAGCACCAACCAATAAGCGATTCTTTCCATTGGGACTTTAAGGAAAGAAAAAAAGCGACCTTTTCTTCATTTTCTGGCCATACCCCAAACGGGGATAATATAACCTTCGACTTTAACTGCTTTGCCCAATGTTCAGCAGCGCCTAGACGTTTTTTAAGGCGGGCTCATTGCCTGCAATGCGATTGTAATAGGTCTGAATAATCGGTTGCATTAAATAACTACGATCCACAATCGCATCGAGTAGACCGCTATCGAGATAAATTGCCTCTCCTTCATCATCAATAAATCCCTCCACTGATTTTAAAATCAAATTCAATACCGCTCTATCACCACCGGCCTTGATCGTTGCCGCCATTTCAGATTCAGTGATAATTTTATATTCACAAATAACCGCCTGATTATCAAACGCATCAACACCCGTGGGGATTTTGATCCCTACCGTGGCTTTAAACAGTCTTTCTTCTGCTAAACTAAAGGCCATTATGCGGGTCTCCCATCAATATAAACCTGCGCAAAGGTTACGCCATTGGCTGTTCGCGTGCCGACACTGCCATCAAAGGCCAAGTCTTGCACGGTATCCCGTGATTTCCAGTTAACTTCACCATTCGGTGATAGCGTCACTTTAGGGATATACGCATCTTTATTATCACCCGTGGTATTGTCCGCAATAAAACGTAACGCACCCGACTTAGAACCGAGTTGATCGGTGTTAATTTGTTGGCGTGTATTGGCCGTGGGCGTGAAATCAGCAAGAATTGCATCGCCTTCATTAATACCCGCGCCCGCCACAATAAAAATACGGCCTAAAACCGCATCTAAAGTGTAATCTGTATCTAATACTTTAGTTGCCGCACCCACTTTAATCACCACCGCAGAAATGCCCCGCACCCCCGTTACGTTGATTGATTTACCCAATTGCATGTGCTCACCTTGTTTGGCTAAGCCCACCGCCTCAGCGACAACCGGCGTTGCTGATTGCGTAATCGTCGCTTCACTACCTAGCACAAACATGGCTAAAATTTTGGCACTAATATCTTTAGTTGAAAAAGCTAATGAGCGAATGACTTTGGTCGCAATGTCTAAATCTTGCTCAGCAATTGCCCCATCTGAATTATCATCAGTGACACGCTCTGTGTTGATGCTTTGCGATAAGCTAGGCGTTTCTGCCAATAGCACTTCACTACCGGCTAAATCGCCGTTTGCATCTTCTTCTTCCCAGTACAATTTACCTGCACCCAATACTTTATTAACAACTGCCATTTGTGTTCTCCACGTTTAGATATTTTTTGGACATAAAAAAACCTGCGATAGGCAGGCTGTGTTTAATGTTTTGATGATTCCCGCTCGTCATTCCCGAAGTCTTTAATCGGGGATCCATGCGTACATAATAGATTCCTGCTAAGAACATGCAGGAATGACGAGGTTTCTTATTTAAGCAATAACACCCTGTTTCTTTAAGCTTTCTGCTTGATCAAGATAAAGATCAACGCTCGCGTCTTTAGTCACTTCAGGGTCAATCAATTTGCCTTTATAGTGCAATGGCTTAATTAATTTATAAGGGAGTGCTTTTTCTTCTGCTTTGATTGGATCGGCCATTGTTTTTCCTATGAATGCGTTGATATGTAATCAACATTAATTAAAATCATGCTGTCCCAGTAGGTGATCTCACCCGTTGAGTCCGGCTCTAAATCTGTTTCGATTAACATAACGCTGGTTGCCAGTCCTGATAATCGATAATCTTTTAATAGCAATAATTCAACTTCGTCACATAAACTATTGGCAATGTCTTCATCACCTGCGGTTGCAATGCCTATTTTGACTAATAAAGTCCGCTGATATTGCACCGGCTCTTCACCCAGCAATTGTCGCACGTTATCTTTACGCGCTTTAACCACAATGCCAGGTACTTGTTCCGCTGTTAAACCATCAACCATCGTGCCAAAGACATTCGCCCCCGCAAGTGTGTTACCTAACAATAAGCTAACAATTTTTTCTCGTATCGCTGTTCTTGGGTGCATAGTTAAAATTTCCGTCTTAAATGAACACCAATGGCCCGATTAAGTTCTATCGACCAATTATTTTTGACTAATAGGGTGATTTCTTTTTGAATGTATTTTCTTGAGAACACTTTAGCGATAGAAGGCCCTTTCAACTTGACCAAAGGTTGACGCTTTATATTAGTATCTTTGTAACGCCCTTTTTGCGGTTTGACCTTAGCTGCGCCTTTTATACGCTTTAGCACTAATTTTCCACCCGCCCGATTGATAATAAACGCACCAGGAACAACCGTTCTTACGCCACGCTTATTAA